TAATCCATCTGTACTGTATTCGCTAATATTTGCTCCAATGTTGAATGAAAATGACGCCATGTTTGTAAAACTTGTTGGTTTTTCAGTAAGGTCATTATAGCTACCACTAAATCCACTTGCTAATAAACTATCATTATCTGATAATTGGTTAATATCTGTTGGAATAGATGGTTTATTAGTTAAATTAAAATAACTGCCATCAAATAATATATTTGTTGTATCTGTTAATTCACTTACATCACTTGCTATTGCAGGAGCATTTAATAAACTACTAAATTCTCCATCAAATAAAACTGGCTTATTTAACAGATCGTTGTAGTCGCCGCTAAATGCATCTGTAATACCATAACCTTGGATTGTATTAGGTTTGTTAAAAATTGTATCAAAGTTTACAGATGTAGCATCTAGATCTCTAAAAGTAAAGTTTCCAGTGCCATCAGTGCTTAAAACTTGTCCTGCACTACCGTCTTGAATATTAAGATCTGTAAGACTAGAAGGTACAGCTGGTTTATTTCTTAGATCGTTAAAATCGCCCGAATAAGCTACAGTATCTAAAGGATCAGTATAATTTGCTATTGTATTATTTTGATCATTTGCAAGTATTCTGTGCCATGTACCATTATTAGCATAATATAGACTACCTTCATTTGAAACAAGTACAATTAATCCTGAATATGTAGTAGGATTTATTTGTTGTAATTCTGCATTTGTACCAACTACATTTTTATATAATATTTTATTTTGCCCAAAATCTATATCAGAAGACAATAGATTATTGCCATCACCTAGTATTGTATATATTTCGTCAAAATTGGTATTAATTTTTCCGGCGCCATCTCTTAAACTATCGCCCTGACCGTCATTTGCTAATATACCTGTATCAACAGTTTGCTTTGCCATATTATTCTCCGTCCCAGGTTATTCCGCTTGAATCAAAAGTAAATCCTGTGCTACTAAAATTATTTTCTGTGCTTGTATTTATTACTACAGTTTCTAATGCTGTTTCTATTATGTTTCTTGATTCAAATGTTTTTCTTATAAGTTGTTTTTTAAATCCGACAACACTACTATTTCTTCTGTTATAGTTTAATATTTCTGCAACTAGCTCGTTTAATTGAATTTCAGATAATTTACGCAAACTATCTAACAATGTAAACAACGTTACTTTGTCATTTTTTGCTTGGTTTATAAGCATAATAGAAACAGCTAATGCAGCTGATTTTTCGAATCCTTTTGATTCAAAAAATGCAATAGAAGAACTTATTTCGTCATCGGATAAATTTACAGGAGTAGTATAGTATCTATCAAAAAATACTTTTATATTTTTTGTACTTGTTTTTGAAATATTAGGTATAGGTAAACTTGTCATATTGCTTTATCCAATACTGCATCTATAAATGGTTGTTTAACTGTAGTTGAAAAACTATTCCATTGAGCATTTGCACCATTGACTCCCCCGTCGCCTCCGTTTGCTAAAAATGATTGTTGAAATTCTATTCTTGCTAAATCATCTAATTTTTTTGGATTATTAAGTAACTCATTAGTAGACAGTGTTTGTGAACTTACAGTATTTGTAGAACTAAATGCTACAGTTGATGTGCTTGTATTATTTCCACCTAAACCGTTATTTAATGGTAATACAATATTTTGTTGGCCACCTATTTGAAAATTAGAACTTGTACTTATATTGAAATTTGTGTTTTGAGTATTAGGTTTTAAATTTTGTCCTTCAAAGATAGTGTTTCTTTTAAATCTGTCCTCATATATAAATTCGTCATTGCCATTTCTTAATTGTGGATCTACTACAGACAATGGACTAGGTTGTTGATCATAATATTCAGTTCCAAATCCTGTAGGACTTCCTTCGCCGTCTGCACTAACCCTTCCTCGACTGTAATGGACTGCCTCATATTGCAAAGTCATTGAATTTGCAAGTGGAGTACCATTATCTTGCGATTCAACAGAATCATGTTGCCATTGACTTACAAGAGGGTTAACTAATCTATAGGTTGTGTAAAAATTTCTAGATAGTTGTGTAAGTTCTATATATCTAAAAAATGGTACAGTTATATTATTATCTAAACCATACCTAAACTGATTTCTAGGAGCACCTTTATATGTGTTGTCACCGTCGCCTGCTTTATTGTATGCTCCTGGTTGATTTAAATGCCATCCGTCTGCATAGTAAAATCTATAGTATGCTTCTAGTAATGCTGTAGTAACACCATGATTGTCATCATGGAATGTTACAGTCACAGGGTCGTAAGTTATATTTGTTTGTACGTGTTTCTTTCTGTTGTATTTGTTTTTTGTTTCTATCTGTGCAGTATATCTTGGTAAATCTGCACTTTTTACAAGTAATCCAATTTCAGTACTATACTTTGTTAAAAGATTTGGAACAATATCGCTTACACTAGGATCTATACTAAAATACACATGGTACAGAAACTTTTGCTTTGGTGCAAATTGAAAATTGTTTTCTGTGAATAGCCTAGCGGCATGACGAAAGTCGGCCATAGTTCCTTTTGGACCGCCAATATTGTTCAAGTTATCTGCAAATGAGTTAGCCATACTAATATTTATCTAAAGATGTAAAGTGCGTAGATAATAAAAAAGGGACCTTACGGCCCCTTTTAATTTTAAGTTTACAGTGTTATTAAGAACCGCCGCCTGTTATCAAGCTACCTGCTGTTCTTGGTACAGCAGTACCAATTCCGCCTGAAGCATCAGTCTGTACAGCATTATCATACTGCATTTCTAATGTAACTGTAACAGGTTCATTATTTTGATATGCTAAGGTATTGTAATTTGCATTTGTAACAAAACAACCATATAATTCAAATGTTTCTAATACATTTGGTGTGTACACTCCATTGCCGCCGTCTAGTATTTCAATACGTGTAACAAACTTATAATCTTGCCCAGATGTTGGACTTGATTGTTCCATAAAATCAAATTGCTTCTGTAACTGCTCGCCTACCAATTTTTGTACACTATTGTTTACGTCTTCACGTAAGTTTAATGTAATTGGTTGCCAAGTATGTTTTCCTGCTAGATATGCTTTTGAATTATATGCATGAATTTCCATTGGTTCAAAAGCCACTGTTGGTCTTGTTACATCTATAACTTGTTTTGTCAGTTCAGTTGTTGGTGTTGAAACACCAAAGTTTTCCAGCGACACCCTAAAGCGGTACTGGAGCTTCGGCATCAACAAGCCTTGAGTGCTGGCTGAGTCTCCCCCTGCTATTGGCACTGTAATTTTCGATAATGATGATATTGCCATTTAATTTGCTCCTAGTTCAATAGTATTTATCAAGTTAAGGTACCTTCGATTTCGCCTGTATTTTTAAGTCTTAATGGAATGTAAATAAACTCAATTGCCTTAACTGGTTCAATAGCAATGTCTAAGTATAGTTCATTTCTATCTATTCTAGCAGGTGTATTGTTTGTTTCATCACATACAACTAAGAAATCATACAGTGCTCTTTGACCTACAAGTTCTAGCAATAAACTTTCAGTTTGTTGCTTGATTTCATCTCTAGTAATCTTATCATTTGGTTCAAAGATATAAGGTTTAGCAAGTGAATTAAGTTGACTACGTAAGTATACAACTAAACGTGCTACGTTAATTCTATCTAGTGAACTTGCACCTCTTGCACGAGTTTTTTGACCAAAGTTAACAATACCTGCTCCTGTTATAAATGTAACTGGATTGATGTTGTTTGAATACAATGTATCTCTTTGTCCTTCATTAAGTGCAATACTTACAAAATCACCTTCGCTATTAATATATCCTGTTGCTGTTGCGTTTGTTACGCCGCCACGTCTTGTACCTGCTGGTGCAAACCATGGGAACGATACTTGATCGCTTAACGCCATAGTTCTTAGCATCATATGACTTGGTGGAACAACTACGTTATTTCCAAAGTTATCGCTTGAAAAGCCCCATGGATAAAATACTGCTAAGTACTCATCGCTAGTAACTACGCCATCGTCGTTATCTTCAACTGCTGATCTAACATTTGTTGCCCAGTCACTGAGTGAAGTAGCACTTGAATCAAGTCTAGCAGGTGAATCGCCGACAACAAATGCTGACAAACCTCTATCATAGTTTAGGCTTACCATTTCTCCGATTAGCTCTGGATAACCTGGTGCAGCAATTAAGTTAAATATCCTTGCATCAGCATTTCTAATTTCTTCGTTGCTATTCATACCAGCTTGCATAGCTTGTAAAATAACTTTACGCTGAGCTTTACGTCCAAAACTACCTGCACCGTCTACTTGGTTTGCAGATTTAGTTACCCAACGATCAGTTGCGTATAATGCCATTGATTCTTCACCAAATCTTTCATTTACACCTGTTGTATCAATATAGTTACGCTTATATTCTTTTACATTGAATCCACTTCTACGTGTATTGAATAAAAGCATGCCTGTTGGATAAAGTACAGGATCTGGACAATCTGGATCTACAAAGTTTGATGTAAGTAAATCTTTAATTGTTGCTTTTGTATTTCCGCTTGCTCCTGTTGAACCGTATCTTGCATCACCAAATACAATACCTGCGTCTGTAGTTTGATCACTGTTATCAACTAGTGTCCATTTAGCAGTGCCTTTATTGTATTTGTAAATTTGTGGATAGTTTTCTAAATCCGAAGTATCAATCCATAAATCTCCTGACTGCAATTCTGTGCCATCTGATTGTGTAGTTGGTTTTGAAGCACTTACAATCGGTCCATTTGGATCAGTTAGATTTGCTAAATCATACACTGGACTTGTTGAATCTTGATAGCCAACCCATGCTGTACCATTGTTGATCATAATATCAACTTCGTCAATTATAGAATTATACCACAAAGTGCCGTCTGCTGCTGTTGTAGTAAGTGCATTAGCTGATGGTGTATATGATAATTTTTCCCAATTTGAAAGTCTGTATTGTAAAGGATTACCGCTGGAATTATCAATACCTGGCTCATCCATAACAAATCTTGTACCTGTGTTTGCATCAACATATGGTGTTAAACCTAAATTAGAAAGCATTGCCTGTGCGCCTGCACCGTCAATTAGTCTAATGTCACCACCTGTTGAATGTTTTATGACTACTCTATTATTTCCGTCAACTTCAGCAAACACATTAGCAACGCCTGCATTTGTAATCGCCGCAGCTATTGTTGTAGCATCGGTAGCATCTCCTGCCGCTGTCCAAGTAATTACTGCTCCTGTAATAGATGAAGTTCCTGGAGTAGTACCTTGTACAGTCATGCTATATGCCTGTGCTCCAATAAATTGTGTTGCAATAGTTTGTCCTGTTACTGTTGTAGAACCTGTTGCACCTCTTCTAAAAATTCTAAATGTACCTAGTGGATCAGCATCTCCTGCAACATTAGTTTGGATGTAAAGATCACCTAATGTAAGATTTGCACCTCCACCTGTTCTGTCTAGATTTAATAACGCTTCTTGGTTTGAAGGATGTAATGGTGAGTCAGTGTTATCCCATAGTAACGTATCTTCGTTCCATCTTTTTACTCTCCAACGAGCACCTAGATTAGGTGTTGTTGTTTTAATCCATATAGACCCTGTTGGTCTACCAGTTGCTCCTGTAATTGCATTCCTTTTGAATGTGCTAGGAACATTAGTGTGTGTTGAAATTTGTAAATCTGCAGGATAATATGTTCCTGCTGTGATACCAATTTCATCAAGTGCAGTAGTATCACCTCCTACTGGATTTGCAATTATCATTTCGCCATCGTTATTTGGTCCTGATGTGCTATCGCCGAAAATTGCAAGTTCGCCATTTTTAACACTTGCCGTAATGTTTTGTCCTGCCATTACAGTAGTAATAGTTGAAGCAACATCTGCCACTTCGTCTGATCCATTAACAGTAATTGTTACACCGTTAATTGTAAATGTAGCTGCACTAAATGTTGAAACAGTTTTAGATCCGCTTACTGCTGGCCAGCTTGTTTTCCAGGCGTCTGTCCCTACTTGTACCCAAGTTCCTGAAGAATTTCTGTACCATAAAGTAACTAAGTCAGTTACAGCTACTAGTGCATAATCACCAATAGCACCAATTGAAGCTGCCGGAGTAAAATCGTCACCGTCGTAATCTACAACATCGTTAGGATCAGTAATTACTGTTGGAACTTTGTTGCTAAATGTTTGTCCGTTCAATGTAGACTCTACAGCGTTATTCCATACTTGGATACCGTATAAAGATGCTGTTGTATCTAACCAGTAAGTACCATCTGCTGGATTTGCAGCAGGAACTGCTGTAGCTGGTTTAAGTGCATCTAAGTCTACGTCTGCTCTCATTACCCAAGCTCTGTTGCTTACGCCCAAATAACTATAAGCGGCTTGAAGTCCGTATTCGTTTAATTCACTTCCGTGAATTGGATTATTGTTTGCATCTATTTGGAATACTGGATCTCCAAATACTTCTGCTAAATCTCTTTGTGATGTAAGCAAATATGGTTTATTTGCGTTTTCTTTAGTTGTACCTTGTGCAGTACCTGAACCAGCCGCGTTCGCTTTATTCTGGGCAGTTGCAACAAATATCATTGGTACAGTACCCGGCTCAGCTGGTGTGTAGAAACTTTCGTCTACTACGCTGACCTGTACTCCTGGTGATGTTAATGCCATTTGTTTTCTCCTATTGGACAGTTTGTTATATGTATTTACCATTATTTCAAAAAAATATATGTCAAATACCAGTAAAAAAGGTATCAAAAAGGTGAGGTAAATATATGTATGAGACCTTTATGCAAATGTGGACAAAGACCTGCCGCTATTAATTATAAAAAAGGTGGAAGAACTTACTATAGAAAACTATGTGAAACATGTTTACGCAATGGCGTAGGACACGGTATACCTATTTGGCAACAAAGAGGTTATGAGAAAAAAGAGTATTGCGAAAAATGTGGGTTCAAATCAAAACACGAAGAACAGTTTAACGTTTTTCATATCGATGGTGATCTAAATAATAGTAGGCCTTATAATTTAAAAACTATTTGTGCTAATTGTCAAAGATTACTACAAAAAAAGGATGCAAAATGGAAGCAGGGAGATTTAACTCCTGACTTTTAAATTTTCAATAAGTTGAGTAGTATTGAACTCTAGTTCTTCTAAACTATTATTATTGTCTATAGTGAAATCAGCCATCCATTGTTCTAAGCTCATACTATCTTTTGATTCAGGAGGAAGATGGTCAATGCGATCTACCCAAATAGCATAGTCAAAAACATTTGTATTTTTCATAGCAAAATATTCACGTTTGTTTCTGAGCCCACAATATATGTCGTGTACTTTAAATATTTCTCTTCCTAATCTTGCTCCATCACCTGCATTATAATCACAGATGGCATCATACCACTCTGCCCTATGTTGATGCCTATCAGCATAACATTCTTCTTCTGATTTGTATCCGTATTTGTCTTTTAACATATCATATATGAATAATTTAGAACAAAATCTACTACTAGATTCAAAACTTAAATTGTATTTTTCTTGCAATATTTCACAGACGGTATCTTTACCATGCCTGCCGTGACCTATGACTAATAGTTTCATAAAGATAAACCTCAAGTATTTGTATAATTGTATACTAAAAGTTATAGAAAGTCAAGTATTTTTTAGTACAAAAAAGTTTGAAGATTTATGAATTTGTTTGTATGCATTGTACTTACTTTCATACTCGTCTACTGCTTCTACAACACCCATATGGTTTAAGCAATAGTCGTCACCGCATACTATTTTCACATTTTGAAAAAGCACCAACCAATTGTAAACAACTTCGTAAGAATGGTCGTCATCTAAATATACTAAGTCCCAATCTGCCGTAAAAAGATCTTCAATCCAATCTTTTCCATTCATTTCCCATATTGTTTTTATAATTTTATTATTAGGATGTTGTTTAATTATGTTATCAAAAATATATCTTTGATTAAATTTTTGTAATTTTTTTATTTTAGTATGATTAACTGTTTTACTTTTAAAATTATCTAATACAAAATAACTTGCATCATGTGGCAATGCATCAAGCCACCCCCATGTGCTTCTGCCATATAAACAACCTATTTCTAAAATTTTTGGCTTATTTGGTAATTTTTTTACTAGTTCTTTATAACAATTATGTTGATTAATATCTGTGTAACCAGGTACGTCCTTGGCGGAGTTTATTTTCATAAACATGTGTCTATCCTATCAAAAATCCGTAACCTTGCCCTCCAGGAACAGCAGTTGAAACTTCTTGTTCTAATTTTTCCATTTCTGCCATTGCTTCTGTTTTTAATGTATCCCCATTTAATGTTGAACCGCCTTGTGGACCTGCGATAGTTGCAAACTTAGATCTTGCTTCTCCTAACATAAACTTACATGCCGCTAAGGTATAATCTTTTATCCATTGCTTTGCTAAGTAATCGTCTAAAATATTTTCATCAGGTCGATAATTGTATGCCATTAACAATAATGTCTCGTCCGTTCTAGGACGTTGAAGTAATGTTAATTTTTTTGTAGTTGAATTCCATTTAAATTCAATAAATGATCCAAACATACGTCCTACTAATTCTTGATATTGACTAAACATATCATATGTTGCTAATCCTCCAAGATTAGAAGAACTTAACAAATATGTGTTTGTGTAAGCAAGATTAAATGGTTCAAAGATTGTTCCGCCATCGCCGCCACCTGTTCTTGAACCAACACTTCGTCTGAAGATTTTTCTTACTTCCATAACCTCTTTAGCAAGAGTATATTCATTTTGATCTATTATAGTTTCTATAAAAAGATATGATTCTTCAACAGCATGATCAGATCTTTGTCTAAAACGTGTTAATGATTTTTCTAAAGCAGTTTCATAATGGATAGGGTCTAATTCAACATCAATCATGCCGCCCCCAAGCATTGCATGAACATAATCAAACACCTCTTTTTTCTTTGTTGCTAAATCTGTCATATTTGTTTTCTCCACTAGTATTTATCCGTCGGATAAATATACGTATGCCAAGACTATCATTATATAAGCCAGAACGAGGCCAAGACTACAAGTTTTTAGACAGACAAATCTCTGAAATGTTTACTGTTGGCGGCACAGACGTTCATATTTACAAATACATAGGTACCGACGATGGTACTACTGTTAAAGATCATACACAAATACAAGATATGCTATTTTTAGAAAATAGAGATAGAAAGTATGATAAAGATATTTACAGAGTTCGCGGTATTTATAATGTTCAAGATATTGATTTTGATTTATCTCAGTTCGGATTATTTTTAAGTAATGACACATTGTTTATGACTATTCATATCAAAGATAGCGTAGAAACACTAGGAAGAAAAATTATGCCTGGTGATGTATTTGAACTTCCGCATTTGGTAGACGAATATGCAGAAAACAATTTTAGTCTAGCACTTAAAAGATTTTATGTTGTTGAAGATATAAACAGAGCTGCAGAAGGTTTTTCACAAACATGGTGGCCGCATTTATATAGAGTTAAACTAAAACAGATATACGATGGTCAAGAATTTAAAGACATATTAGATTTACCAGCAGATGAGGAAGCACCAGAAGGTGATACACTCAGAGACTTGTTGTCTACATATGAAAAAGAAATGCAAATATCTCAGGCAGTTATAACTGAAGCAACAACAAACACTCAAAAGAGCGGATATGACATTTCAAATTATTTTAGTTTACAAATAGATAACGAAGGTGTTGTAGAAATAAACACTGCAACTAAAGATGATATAGGATTATCTACACCAATGTTACCTGCAAAGTTAGGATATGCCGGTTATATATTTGCAGATTCTCTTGCTCCAAATGGTGCACCATTTAGTTTTGGTGTAGCATTTCCTGAAAACGCGGAAAACTTAGACTATTTTTTAAGAACTGATTTTTTGCCAAATAGACTTTTCCAATTTAAAAATAATAAATGGATAAAAGTACACGATGTTAGACGTGCAGTCCTATACGGTGCTGATGAAGCTAATAACCTTAAAGGTACATTTATAAACAATAACAATTCTTCTGTAATAGGCGGTGAAACAGTTACAGAACGACAGGCACTATCTCAAGCACTGAAACCAAAGGCGGATAATTAATGCAACACTTTTATGACGGACAAGTAAGAAGATATGTAACACAAATTATGCGTGTCTTTGGTACATTTAGATATAAAGACGGCAAAGGTAACTTAACTACAGTTCCTGTGACATACGGTGATTTAACTAGACAAGTTGGTTCTATTCTTAGAGATAACTCTGAAAATAAAATACCAAGTGCTCCGAGAATGGCTGTATATATTACTGGCCTAGAGATGGATACTACACGAATTAGTGATAGTAGTTACGTCAATAAACTTAATATTAGAGAACGTGCATTTGATGCTAATAATAACGAATACCTTAATAAAGAAGGAAAAAATTATACTGTAGAAAGACTTATGCCTACACCTTATACATTGAGTGTAAGTGTAGACTTATGGACTACAAACACTGATCAAAAATTACAAATATTAGAACAAATACTTATGTTGTTTAATCCTAGTTTAGAAATTCAAACTACAGACAATTATATAGATTGGACAAGTATTTCTGTGCTTAATATAGAAAATATTAATTTTAGTTCAAGGAGCATTCCTACAGGTACAGAGTCAGAAATTGATGTAGCAACTATAGGATTACAAGCACCTATCTTTATAAGTCCACCTGCAAAAGTAAAAAAACTTGGAGTTATAACAAACATTATAACGGCTGTGTTCGCTGATACTGGTTTAGAAGTTAATATTGATGAAACAGCATACGCCCAGTCTTTGTCTAGTGAACCTATACCGGTTAATGAAGATGTGCCAGATACAACAAAAGATGCATATCTTACAACAGAAGATACACTAGTTACTACAAGTTATTTGAATTATGATATAGAAGTAATTAACAATGTAGCAAGGTTAATTCGTGCAGGCAAGGTCGGAACAGATACTTGGACGTCATATATGAATGCTATGCCAACTGTAGTATACGAACCTGGCATTACAGAAATAAGATTACAACGAGATAATGGTTTTGAAATTACTGGAACAGTAACTATTGATACAGCAGACGAAACAAGATTGTTATTAAACATAGATGACGAAACAACACCTGCTGACACTGTCATAACAGGACCTACAGGTGATAGAACTACAATTGATTATGTGATTGATCCCACAAGATACAATCCACAAACAGATACAAGCAAAACAGGTTTGAGACTATTACTATTAGGACCAATAGGTGATGTTGATAACGTAGATGGTGCAAATGCATGGAAAAACGGAGATAATACTGATTTTGTTGCATCTGCATACGATATAATCGAATGGGACGGAAATGCTTGGCACATTATTTTTGATGCAAGTAGTGTAACACAAGATACTTTTGTTACTAATTTAAATACCAATATTCAATACAAATGGACTGACTCGCAATGGGTTAAGTCTTGGGAAGGTGACTACTCAGATGGCACTTGGAGAATCGTATAATTAAATAATTAATTATATGAAGGACATTGTTTGCAGTGGTGCATTATTTTATACCTTAGATACAAATCGTTTTTTATTTTTACATAGAGCAAATAGTAAGCGTTCTAATGTTTGGGGACTCGTAGGTGGTACTAATGAAGTTACTGAAACTCCATGGGAAGGATTGCGTAGAGAAATAGAAGAAGAAATAGGTGATATTTCAATTAAGAAAACTATTCCTTTAGAAACTTTTATTTCAAACGATACAAAATTCAAATTCCATACTTATCTGTGTATTGTTCCTAACGAATTTATTCCTAAATTAAATCATGAACATGATGGATATGCTTGGGTAAGTTTTACAAAATGGCCTAAACCATTACACTACGGTTTGCAAAATACATTAAACAAAAAATCAAACATAACAAAATTAAAAACTGTTTTTGATGTAGTAAACTTACTTGACAGTTGACAAAAAATAAAGTATAATAAAGCATGAAAGTCTTAGTTATTGGCGATGTAATAATTGACAAATATATTATCGGTACTTCAACAAGGTTGAGTCCCGAAGCTCCTGTTCCGGTAGTTGCTCAGCAAGACAGTTGGGAGCAATGGGGCGGCGCAAATAATGTGTATTTAAATCTAATGAGCTTAGGAGTAGATGTAGATCTATTAGACTTATCTTGGCCTAAATGTATTAAGACTAGAGTTCTTTGTGACGGACATTATGTTACAAGAGTTGATCAAGATTTTGAAACAGATGGCGATAAAACTCTTGAAATGATTCTAGAAAAAGATTTTACTGCTTTCGATATTGTAATATTAAGTGACTATAACAAAGGTGTTTTGAAACATTCAAAAGAAATTATAAATCATTTAAACAAATATAATTGTAAAGTTATAGTAGATCCAAAAAAACATTGCAGTTTTTATGAAGGCGCTTGGTTAATAAAACCAAATAAAAAAGAATATGAAGTATTTGGCTTTAATAACTATACAGGAAATATAATTTTAACTGATGCAAGTGAAAAAATTACAGCAACTATAAACAATAAGTTATATAATGTTATTCCTGAGTCTGTTGAAGTAAGTGACGTTACTGGTGCAGGTGATTGTTTCTTAGCAACTTTTGTTTACGGTTTGTCGCTCGGTAAGGACTACGAATCTAGTTTAAAGTTAGCAGTAAAAGGTGCAACAGAATCAGTCAGACACGTTGGTACTTACGTTGTAAAATTAGAGGATTTACAGGAACGTGTTGTTTTTACAAACGGTGTGTTTGATATATTGCACAGAGGTCATTTTACTTTATTAAAAGGAGCTCGTGCATTAGGAGAAAAATTAATAGTTGGTATTAATAGTGATGCTAGTACAAAGCGTCTAAAAGGTGAAGATAGACCAATTAACCCGCAACAAGTTCGCAAAGAACAGTTAGAAATGCTGTCTTGGGTAGACGAGGTTATCGTATTTGACGAAGATACACCATACGAATTAATTAAAAAACTAAATCCTGATATGATTGTTAAAGGCGGCGATTATACTGTTGAAACTGTAGTTGGACACGACCTTGCTCCTGTAAAAATAATTCCTACAGTAAAAGGATTTAGTACAACAGATATTATAGAGAAAAGTAAATGAAAATATTAGTAACAGGACATAAAGGATTTATAGGGTCAAATATTGCCCTATATTTGCAATCAAAAGGACATGAAGTAGAAGGCTGGGAATATATGCCAAATGTTATTCCTAGCACAGAAAATTACGATTGGTGTATACATACTGGAGCAATTAGTTCTACTACATACACAGATGTAAATCAAATACTAGAACAAAATTTTGAATTTAGTGTACGCCTAGCTCAAGTATGCGAAAACTTTGGTACAAATTTTCAATATGCTTCAAGTGCAAGTGTGTATGGCAATACAACACACTTTACAGAGGACGGGCCGTTATATCCACAATCTCCATATGCATGGTCAAAATACTTGTTTGATAGATTCATAAACCAATTTATAGACGAATTTCAAATTACTATACAAGGATTTAGATATTTTAACGTATACGGTAAAAATGGAGAATTACAAAAAGGTGATATGGCAAGCCCATATACTAAATTTACAAATCAAGCCAAAGAAAACGGATTTATAACACTATTTGAAAACAGTGAAAAATATAAAAGAGACTTTGTTTGCGTAGAGGATATCTGTAAGCTACAGGAAAAAATGTTCGACATAGATGCTAAAGGTATTTTTAATGTAGGTACCGGAAGACCTGTTAGCTTCCAAACTGTTGGTAGTGCTATAGCAAACAAATACGATGCAGATATTAGATATGTTTCTATACCCGATAATATAAAAGGCCAATATCAAAAGTACACTTGTGCTAACCTAGACAAACTAAATTCTGTAGTAGATATGAAATGGAAAAGTATAGAGGATTATATAAATGACTGAACCTACTAGATTACAAGGAGTTGTTCCTAAAGGCTGGGGATACGAACTTATTTGGGCAACCAATGACAAGTACTGTGGTAAAATTATGGTTTTTGAAAAAGAAGGTGCTAAATTCAGTATGCACTTTCACAGAGAAAAAGACGAAACTTGGTTTGTAAACGCAGGTCAATTTAAAGTACGCTGGATAGATACTACAAATGCAAAGTTATATGTAAAAGAATTAAAAGAAGGCGACACTTGGCATAATCCTCCACTACAGCCCCATCAATTAGAATGTATTGTTGCAGGTTCTATTACAGAAGTTAGTACACCTGATAGTGTCGAAGACAATTATAGAGTATACCCAGGAGATAGTCAAAGTGAATCAACCGAAAATAAATTGGAGTAACGATGTAAGTAAAAAGATGTCTGCTTACAATACTAAATGTGTTGTAGGTTTAGATAGAGACGGCACTATCAACGAAGACATAGGAACTTATATAAAAAATCCAGACGATCTAAAACCAATTAAAGGTAGCTTAGAGGCTGTAGCAAAGATTAGAAATCTCGGACACAAGATAGTAATAATTACAAATCAAGGCGGAATAGAAAAAGGTGTTGTAACACAACAAGAAGTAGATTCTGTAAATCAACGACTTATGGATTACCTAGGACAAGCAGGTTGTAGAGACATTAATGCTTTGTATTACAGTGCTAGTTCAAGAAAAAATGATATGTATGCAAAACCTAATACAGGCATGTTCAAACGTTGTGAGAAAGAAAATCCTGATATAAAATTTTCAAAAGGATTTTATGTAGGAGACAAATTAAGTGATCTTAAAGCAGCACACAAAGTAGGTGCTTTACCTATTCTTGTGCGTACTGGCTATGGCGAAAAAACAGAAAAAGAACTTAATAAGTTTGCTTACAAAGCAATTAAAAAACGTACAAAAATATTTGATAATTTATCAGACTTTGCTAACTGGTTAGAAAGCAATTACGCCTGAGCTTCACCCCATCTAAGTATAATTTTAGTATCTGTTGCTATGCCTTTTGTTTTTGATATATTTATTGCAAGAACATCAGGCCCATTTGGATATGTTCCTCTACCACCTAAAGGTGTATTTGTAAGTTCTTTTAGTGTACTAAAATCAACAGTTGCACGTTCACCTGGTGTTGCAACAAATGAGAAAATAGTTTCTCCAGGCAAAGCGTATTCAGGTATTGTTGCGTTATAGATTACATTAGTACCACCACTCAATATTCCTAATGCACTATTATTGTGTGTAACTTCGTAATAATTTGTAGTTCCGAAATTTTTCTCTACTACCGAAGCAACAACTGTTCCTGCCGGATAATTTGTATCTGTACTATCAATAGCTGCACCTGTTAGTAACCCAGATGCTTCCCAACTAGCTTCAGTATAATATGCTGTAGGACTCTGTTTGGTAGCAGTGTTAAATGTAAAATCTAAACTTAGGCTACCTGCTTGATAATCTTGGCCTTCATTTGAAGCATTACCATCAAAATATACTTCGTATTCTGGACCACCTGGAAATCCATAGTCAACTGGTCCTATTATTTGCGTAACTCTTCTACCATTAAAAGGAACTGTATTACAAGTTGCACCTACTCGCAAACCTAAAGGATCTAAATTCGAGGCATATACATACATAAAGTTATCTGTCGTATTAAAAAAACCATTACCATTTGCATCAACAACGTCAGAGTTTGTAATGCCTGATAATGTCATATTACCTTGATATGTAACAGTTTGTGTGGTAGGACCAGACTGGCTTGATACCCATGTTATAGCACCTCCTGATGCGACTTGAGCAAAACTAGGTTGTCCTCCTTGTGCTTGTGTAGACAATCCTTGCCATTGTACATCTCCTGGATTGAGGGGATAATTTTTTGGATTAAGAATGCCTTCGATAACAATACCACCTGTAATCGGGTTATTACTACCATCAACTCCGTCTGACGTAATTTCTAAACTTTGTAGTAGTAACTGTGCTCTGTTAAGAAGTTCTCTTTCTCCTAGATCTCCGATTAGTGCATTAGAAACAGTAGGTGCTAGTCTAATCAAAAATGATGTAGTTTTTTCTACTGATGCTTCTGCTCCTTCTGTGTATGAGAAGATATACCCTCTATCTTCATCAAAACCGCCGTCTGTAAGGAATGCTGAACCCCAGTGACTAATTAGAGGTGTAATTGTTTGAGATATTAAAACAACTCCAGTTCTAGCATCATGGGCATCTGCTGCACCTGCTGTATATGATCTATCTGCACCTGCTTGGAAATTTGTAAATGTTGCTGATCTTGTGCATCCTGTTAGTGTATGAGTAGCATAGTCATTTCCGTTAAAAGTTATAATTTCATTATCAATATAAACTGTACCTGCTGTAGGGAAGAAACTAGAATCCTCTAAAACTATAGTATCTTGGGTATTATCCATTGCTACTGCAAGTTTACCTGAAGGACCTTCATTTGTTACTTCATAACGTACAGGCAAGTTACCTGAACGCATAAATGCTTCTGTATTAACGTTTGAATTACGCATTCTATGACAGAATACAAAATTACCATCAGAACCACGTAACATAAAATCAATAAATCCAGCACCGTACCAACTGTACTGTATGCCAATCATTTGCATTTTAGCAATATCTATATCATAACCACTTGGTCCTGTGCCATCTAGTCTATCTAAATTAAATTCGCTCTGTTTAACTTTTTTATCAACAATAAGATTTGCTTTTTTACCGCTTGTGTTTACAACACCTCTCCAATCAGGTGTAACAGTTGCTGCTGTTTGACTAGTAACAGAGGTAACAACATGTGTCATTCCTCCTATAACTATTCTATCTCCTGCTTTTAATTGATCTTGAAATCTTGTATTAGTTCCAGTCATTGTATTTTGATCAACTTGCAAAGCTACTGTACCTGCTAGTTGTCTTGTTCCAGTACGTTGTACCACACTTATTTGTGTGCCGTCAAACTCCCAAAAAATACCATTTTGGTCATCAAATATACCAGATCTTACAGTTGCTCCATGCCAGCCAACTACAGACATTTGCGATCCAAATCCTAGCACTGCATTTGTATCGCCAAGTCTCCTTTGAGATCTAACTTTGAATGTTCTTTCATCTACAACATCAATAACTTCATATTCAAATTCTGGCGGTACTGCTGTTTCTGGTCCGCTGTTGTATCCTGGTGTTTCAATTCCTATTAGTCTAATTCTACCACCCACTTGTACGCCGTGATCATTATCGTCAGTTGTAACAGTTATGGTAGAATTAACTTCTACCCCATCGGCTGTTACACTACGTAAATCATAACTTGGTGCAAAGAGTGCGCCAGTTGTGTACATAATGCCTTTACCTGATTGGTATCTGATATATTTTTTACTTTGACGTATTGCTTGTGCGCCGTGTTGTGGGCCGCCGGTGCCTAGTTGTACGCCGCCATCATAAGGCCTGTGTACAAAGAAACTATCTGGTCTAGGATATACTATACCTTTAACGTTATTGCCATTAGAAGTATCAATAGTACCTGCTGTTCTAGCCTGATATCTTAAACTTGTTAATGTAGGGACTTCTGTTACAAAAAATGAGCCGCCTGCAAGTTTGTGGTTATTACTTGTATCGTCAGAGGTAATAGCAACGATAAATGTATCTCCTGGTACTAAACCATGGTTACTATCAAATGTTACATCCAGTGTTGCTAATTCAGAAAATGTAATTAATGCATCTTTTAAAAGTAATTGTGATGCTTGTTCAGTAATAAGCACTGTTGAAATTAAATCAAACGGATCGCCTGTAGAAGCCGGATTTGCGTTAACAACAATGCTTGATATTTGACCAGTTGGTTGGCTAGATGTTTGAACTGTTATTGATATATCATTTTGTGGTGTCTGTCCGCCTATAAGATTTCCTGAGATTACAATTATATCTCCATCTAGATAACCAGTACCTCCTGTAGCAAGATTTACTGTACTATACGTTCCGTTTGATCTTGTTATATCAAATGATGCAAGAGTACCTACTGGAATATAGTTAGTACCGTTTATTGCTGTGTAAGTTTCTGTATCTAATGGTGCTGTTCCTGAATCTGTAAATGCTGTGATTGCACCCGAGCTGTCTACAGAACTTATCGTAATTGTTATGTCATTAGTTGGCGAAACTGCTCCTACCGAAGTACCAGAGATTGTAAGTTCTTGGTTAGCTCCATAGTTAGTTCCTCCATTAGCAAGTGTTATAGTGTAAGCGTTTGTTGCATAAGATACATTAAATTGTGCTCCTGTACCTTCTTTTACTGTAGACTCACTATCGGGATATGAATTTGTATTTGCGGCTGTTCCTGCTACACTAAAAGTTAAAATTGCTCCTGAACCATCAACTGTTAAAACGGTTAATGTCAAGTCGTTTGTAATATCAACTCCGCCTAGCAAACTGCCTAATACAGTGATAGTATCATTAGCGACAAAATCTACACCAGTAGATCCGCTTTCTGCACTAAATTGCCAACTGTATGTAGTTCCTGTTCTTGTAACAGTAAAGAATATACCACTACCAATGTTATTAGTAGTGTATGTAGGATCGTCATATGAAACTACAGCATCTGGTGCAGTTCCTGACACACTAAAGGCTGTTATTTCTCCTGTGCCGGCATCTACTGTTGTTACAGTTATAATTAAATCATTTGTTAATGTAACACCGCCTAAATTTGAACCATCAATTTGTATAATATCATTTGCTTTATAATTTGCACTCGTAGTTGTTGTTGTATTCAAATTAACTGATGAATACACATTATTAACATAAGTTACATCAAATCGTGCACCAGTACCTTGTGAGCCTACATTGTTTGCAGGTACATCATTAAATGTTCCAGTACCGTCATTTGCTGTACCTGATACTACGTTTGTTCCAGTAACTCCGCCAGTGTTTATATCTATTGAAATTATTTCTATAATTAAATCATTTGTGGGACTTTGACCTCCTAAATTGTTACCTGCAACAACGATTTTGTTTCCTGCTTCGTAACCGCTACCTGCAACAGTAATAGCATCTACTGTATAAGTACCAGCAGATCTAGTTATCGTAAATTCTGCTCCTACACCTGTGCTTTCTTTATTTTCACCTCCAACATTAGTATAAGTTGCTCTATTTCCTATTAATCCCGCTGTAAGTCCTTTTGAAAGATTTACGGTTGAGCCAACAACACTTGTAACATATGTTGCAGAACCGTCACCGCTATTAACAGCAAGATTAGGCACAATACCTGCAGGGTCAACAACTTCTATTGCTGTATCTCCAAGATTGTAGTCTCCTACTGTTTCGGGAGTCAAATACGTACCGCCACCAGCACTTTGATCAATTACTTGTGTAACTTGTGTACCTGTAGGAAGTCCAGTTCCAACTAATGGAGCACCTAGTTCTGGCGATGCACCTACTTCCATATCAAACGGAAGTATTGTTGCTCCTTGATCCACATTTAATTCTAGTCTCAAAGTACCTGCTGAACCATTACTTTGTATAATAAACTCAGGATTTGTACCTATAGATGCTCCTGTGTAAAACGCCGCTTCTCTTAATTGTGTGTAAGTTGTTGCTAGGACATCACCGTTTGTTGTACCAACTTTTGATTTAGCAAAATATGTAAATGTATTATCAGTTGGCACACTGTTAATAATAAAACTACCTTCTGCTCTTGCAGCACCTACAACAGTGTCTTCTAGTGCTTTAATAGTAATGGGGTTGTTTACACTAAATCCGTGTGGTCCGCCTGTAGTCACTGTAATCAAAGATTGACCAATACCGCTTGTGCCTGCACTTGCATCTGTAACAACACTTACGACTTGTGTATCAGTTCCTGGTAATTCGTAGACTGATGGATAGCCACGTAATACTCCAATAGCTGCCCATTTAGTAGGCTGAAGTCCATATTCAAAGTCAGCATCAAGCATACTTAGAGGTGGTGCAATACGCATACGTTCAATTGCGTCTGTACCAAAATCAAAAGGCCTTGTTCTTACTTCTTTTTCTTCTACAAATATTTGAACATCGTCTGTTGAACTGTGGCTGCTTGTATCATAATTTAAACTTATCTGTGTCACACCGTCTGTAGTTTGTAAGAAACTAGTAAAATTACTTGAATCTGTAAATATATCTATAGTGCCGCCGGTTGAAGGATTACTAAAATTATAAATTATTTCATTTTTTGTTGTGTTGGTAATCAATAATAATTCAGATGTATCGTATTTGCCTATCATTTGAATTGTACCAACTCCTGTTTCTTCAAGAGTAGGTAAAGAACTAAGTCCATTGGTAATTACAGCAATTACAAAATCTGAAAGTGTTTCAAACTTTGTTGTTGCATCTGCTTCTGCATCGTCTGAGAGTATAACTTGTGTTTCAAAAACATTTAGTGCTGTAAATGCTGTATTATTAAAAATGTAGTCATGAACTAATGTTTGTATAAATGTATGTGTTTGTATTTCAGGTTGACGATCGCCGTCTATCTGTGCAACATCTTGATCCCAGTAGTATCCTGCATACTTGTGTGTTTTAGAATTTCCGCCATATCTTAAATCATATGCATAACCGTCTACAATTAATCCAACATCTCTTTCGCATTTTTCTGTATTATAAGTATATCCAACAAACCCCGATGCGCCAGCTGATACTTGGCTTGCTATCCATGCTGTAGCTTCTTTTTGTATAAATGCTTTGTTTTGTGTTAGTAAAGCATATGCATTAGGATATACATTTCCTAAAACTCCTATGCCTGGTTTGAATACATAATTTTTAATTTGTCTTTTTGCCATGTTTTATAACCCAAATGCTATTGCCAATGCTGTTGCTGTGGTATCTACATACCCTTTATTTGCAACATCGTTTGCTGTTGTTGCTGTGCTTGATACCGTTGCACTTGTAAAAGCAGCAGTTGATGGCGTTGTGCTTCCTATCGTTGTATTATTTATGCTGGTATTAATTAGTGGTAACGATAAGCCGGAAGTAGATAATGTACCTTGACTTACGTTATCAATCTTAAATACTATTTCATTTGTTGCACCTAAATTTAAGTTTGTACTTGACAGAACATCTGATATTCCTGTTCCTGCTACATTAAGTGTGCCACCGACATACATGTCTCCTGTCATGCCGAGTCCGCCATCTATTTTTAGTGTGCCAGTTGTTGTAGATGTTGAAGCTACTTGCCCTGTAAGTTCTACAGTACCAAAAACTCCTTGCGGATCTGTTATATTAATTGTACCAAAATTTGCTTGTGCTATGTCTGTATAATATAAAACATCAGGTGCATCAATAGATACAGACAATCTTAACTGTCCATCTACTTCACCTTGTGCATCGTCAAGGGTGTCGCCAGCACTGTGTACTAATCCTGTGCTATACAAATCTGTTTGGTTTGTATTGTAAATATAAAATCCACTAGCAATAGATAGATCAAAAAGATATGAAGATTGCCTTGCTAATGTAAGGGTTGGAAATGCATCAACTCCTTGTTCACTAATAAAAACTTCATCATTAGAACCTGTAACAGTAAAGTCGACAATATTACTGTCTCCGCTTGTAGGTGCTGTTGCAGTGCTTATACTGTTTGCAATTATATTACCAGCTGTATCAACAGAAAATCCCGGACCTTTAAATCCATATTCTGACTCAAATGGGGATTGTTGTGCTAATTTCATGTCTATCTCCTGCTATTGTATTTATCGATAACAGTAGTATACACTTAGCTTATATTTTGATTATGAAAATATTGAGGTGTAAAAATTAGTTTTGAACCTTCTAAACTTGCATTTTTTGGTGATGCATATAGTTCAACGTATGATTCATTTACAAAAACATCAAGTGTAATTAATTCTTGATTTGTATTATTCCTTGCATAGATAACAACACTGGCATCGTTGATAGTCGCTGTAACAAGACATTTAATTATTTCCTTGTTGCCTGTATTTAAATCACAAAATATTGTGTATTCTGCGGCGCCTAAATCTCTTACATGCCATCTGTCAACTAATGTATTAGTAAAAACTTGTTTCCAAGGTCCGTTGTGAGAAGTCCCAGCATTATTTTTTACTAGTATTGTATTTTGTAACCCATTTGTAAACCATCTAGAAATATCGAACATAGTTTTTCCTTGCTTAACTATTTATTCAATTTTTCAGTGTAATAAGTTTACCGTATTCTGGAATATAGAGATATTCTATTTCACTTTCAGCCAATGTCCTACATGCATCGTCTAGTGTTTCAACTAGAGGTTCGCCGCCTAAATTAAAACTGGTATTGAAAATTATAGGACACTTAGTTTTTTCTTTAAATGTTTTAATAATATCATAATAAATCGGATTTTGATCTTTATTCACAGTTTGAATTCTGCAAGTACCGTCTATGTGAATAATTGCAGGAATTTTCTCCTCAACACCGTCTTGGCAATTTACAGCATACATCATTGTGGGAGAGCTTTCCATGCCGCGTAGATCAAACCATTCGTGTACATCTTCTTCTAGAATAGATCCCGCAAATGGGCGGAAATATTCTCTTCTCTTAATACGATTTACCCAGTCTTTGCCGTCCTTAAATGTAGGATCAAACATTAAACTTCTATTACCTAATGCTCGTGGACCGTTTTCACTTTGTCCTTGAAATAATGCAACAATATTTTTTTGCGTCATTAATTCTACAACTTCTTCGTGTGAGCTATCTTTAATTTCTCCGTTGTATTTTTCTACAACTTTATCTATTTCGTTTAAACTATAGTCGTATTTTGGACCTAAATAAACATTATCAACCCTGCCGTGATTTTTGTTATCTTTAGATATTTGTCTATAATACAACCAAGCTGCACCAATAGCTGTTCCTGCATCGTTCGATACAGGCTCGACATAAAGATTAATTCCTAGTTCATTTAATTTGGTGAGATAATGATAATTAGCCACACAGTTTAGTGCATATCCTCCTGATAGAACAACATTTTTTATTCCTGTTCTATTTACAGCTGCAATAATTGTGTCTAATGCAACATCTTGAGTTTCGATCTGGCATTGATAGGCTAGGTTTCTTCGACTGTCTAAAGTTGTTAAATCATCAGTTTGTTCTAAATCTGTATCTCTTAATGCATTGTAAGTTTGCCAGTTTATTATAGATCCCATTGGATACCAAGGCACAACTAAGTTTCTATTACTCTTAGTAAACACATCATTTTTATCAAAAAGTGAAGGAATATTTTCGTCTCGTTTACCATAAGGAAATAGCCCCATAGTTTTTCCTGCTTCAATTGTACTAAAGCCTAAAAAGTCTGTAACACCTTCATACACTTTTGTTATTCCAGACGATTCGCTTATAATAAGATCATAATCATTAGACTCGTTGCCTTCTTCTTTTGCCCTAGTTACAATAGTTCCTATTGGACCTTTTGTTCCAATATGTTTATATACAGTACTAATGTTATCAGGATACTTGCATTCAAAAATTGTTTCAGTTTCCCAACCTACATCGTCATACCTCATTTCTGGTATATTCAAAGGAAACATTGTGCCAGCGCCATCAATAACTACTGCTGTCGCTTCGTCAAAACCTGATCTATAAAATGCACATGCAGCATGTAACTTGTGATGCTGATAAGCCATATCTATAACTTGCGGATGATTAAGGTCATCAATATTTCTATCTATAAGTCCTAATTTTCTAGCCATTGAAGTATAAATATCTTCTTGTGTATAATCAGTCTTAATATACCCATCAATTTTCAATGAAGAAGTATGTGCTACAACTAGCCAATCAATTTTATCTGTATATTCTAGAATTTTTACCATTGATGCAAAAGGAGTGCCGTCGTATTTTGTTCTAGTAAGTCTTTCTTCCTCCATACTAAAAACAACTTCGCCGTCTTTTAGCAAACAGACACCTGCATTATGACCCCTTGTTATTGCTGCTATATAACCAGTTTGATTATTTGTCGTCTTCATCTTTTTCTTTTCCTAGAACCCTATCTATAATATAATCGTGAACTTCTTCGTTCATTGACATAATATTTTCATTATGTCTTGATGTTGCTTCGTCTGGCATAATTCTAATAGGGTCGTAAATTCTATTATGCATTCCTAAGTCAACAATTTCCACACCTTCAGTATCGGGATATGATACATTAATAGGATACGTTGCACCTAGCACTACTGTTTGGTTTGTATCAACAGCATGAGCTAAGTGTTGTCCTACACTATCGCACCCTAAAAAATGATCTGAATATTTCATTACTGCTGCCCATTGCCTCAAAGAAACATTTTCTGGCATGGCAACTTCATCTTTAAACTTATCTCCGCTAAAATCAAAAACCATTTCTGCCATTATTATAACAGCAAAGTTTTCTTCTTGTAATTTGCGTATTAAGGCTTTTAAATCTTTGAATTCAATACTTCTTCCACTAGAATCAACGAAGCTATCATCTAAAACTTGTAATGTTCTACCGAAAGGCTGAATAACAATAACCTTGTCTTTTTTAAGTTTTTCTTTTACCTGGCTTACAATTTGTCTACCTGATACAAGTTCTTCTTTAGATAATCTTAGTAAAGGTTTGGGCAATTCTCTTATGCCTTTACCATTTATTTCAATATCAAATGCTTGTGCAATACTACATTGTTGATTGTAATATTCCCAAACACGATAGGGTTCTGTTGTAAAACAGTCTCTATCTTTTACTTTGTCTTTAAATAAATTTTTTGTCCAAGAATCATATGCTTTGTCATCTAGTAGTGGATGACCTTTGTATGCATCTGTTCCGCCTTCACATACAATTATAAAGTCATCATCTCCTGATTCTTTAGCATATAATTCAAGAGCTGGAATTGACGATAACATTCTTCCGTAACCGCCATTCACAAAAAAAGCCTTTGATCTCATTTTAATCCTCTAAGCAAATATTATATAAATTTACTTAGCTGTATGTTTCAAAGGCTTTTTAAGTTTTGGTTTTATTCATTCCATTGCGGAGCAAGTGGAAATGGAATCTTGAAAGGTGCAACACCATCATAGGTTGTAGCAACATTTTCAAAAAACGCTTTGTATTCGTTTATTGCAGTTGTCATTGCTTCGTTCTGTATAGACATGTCAATATTTCCAATTAGTTCTAAATGGTTTGCGATTGCCGCATCAAATTGCTCTTGTGTAATTGCACTTGTCTCGTATTCTAAACCACTAAATGTATCTGTATCAGCATCATATGACCAATTTGGTGACCATCTGTCATAGATGACATCTAATACACCGCTTTCATTTGGATAGTCATACGTATAAACTTCGCCTGTTGGTAAAGTTTCTTCATAGTTGTCTATATCTTCATTTGTATACCTATCTGTAAGGAAAGATATTTCCATTGGGTGTGCATCTGCATCGATCAAATGATATTCCATTTCATCGTCTACAAAATCTGATGCATTATAATCGTCTGCACTGTTAAAGTAGCCTTCGTGCGTTTGAACTTTGCCATCTTTGGTGCTTATAACACAGTACCTAGCACCTTCGTAAGTACATGTTACAGTTTTCCCGTCAGATGTTGAACTTGAAAAAGGTTCATTTGGTACATTAACTGTAAATTGCTTTGTAATCATCTTTTAACTCCTAATAAATTGTATTCTTACAGCACCGTGTGCGCCGCGAGTGGCGTGGTCTCTAATTCCAGAACATGTTTTCCCTCCATATCCCGGTATTCCGTGTGATGCAACTGGTGTACATCCGTTGTATTCATAACAACCACAGTACATGTTGCTATCCCAGCATCCGTACATCGGTTGTGCTTGTGTTGGTGATTTAGCATGACCTGCTATAGATTGTATATAGCTAGGAAATCCGCTTGTCCTCATCGGAACAAAACTATGTCCACACATGTAACCATATTTTAATGATTGTTGTTCAGGACCATATACTCCTGCAGCTACTTGTAGGTATCCAATAAAACAGTTTGTGCAACAGTTATTACAATGTCCTGCAAAGAGACAACTAAAACCGCCGCCACAGTTTATATCACCACCGTACGCTGTTGGTAAGAAGTTGAATGAACTACCATAGTTACATATAATGCCGCAACCATTTGATCCTATTTGTGTAGCACAATAGTTACAACTTCTGTATCTACACAACACTGAACAACTTTCTTGGCACAAATGCATTCCTCCCATGCCGCCTTGGGCACAAAGACAGAAGCATGAGCTGTTTCCTGTTGGGCCTGTAAATGTCCCATTTGGTGAGCAAGCTGTTATTTGAGCTGGTTGACTACACCCTCTAAAACATAAAGAGCTCGAATTACCGCAACTAAATCCTATTTGATCGTCTCTAATACAAAATCTTGTTGAAGAATCTACATTCACTGTTCTTTTTAAATATGCTCCAGGATTTCCTGGCAAACCTATAGCACAGCAACACATCATAGCGCCACTACCTGATGCTCCCCATACTTCAATTATTGCTTGTCCGGCTGCTGGCATGCAAACAGTTGCTCTACAACAAAAATAAGCATTCATTGTTCCAGGAGTAACATAGTAAACTTTACCTTTTTCTATGTTCTGATCGTTTGATTCTGCTCCACTATATTTTGAAAGTATTCCACTTAAATTTGCCATGTTTTATGCTCCAATGAACTTTATTCTAATTATTCCGCCGCCGCCTCGCGTACCATAATCTCTAACACTACTTGCTGTGCTTGCGCCTTGACCTGGTATTGCAGGAGGAATATGTGCGGAACAATGATTGTTTTCATAACATCCACAGGTTCTGTTGCTATTCCAGCATTGACTGTTTACTCCTCCAATTTTACTACTTAGTCTTCCTGCTCCTGCTATTGCTAATCTAATCTGTCCAGGGCCATCTCCAGTACCGCCTGTATTCGCAGAATAACACTCTCTTGCGTAAATTAATTGGGCACCTTCTTCTGCTATAATGCCTGGAGGTACACCTAAATAATCATTCTGAGTACATCTACAAGGATAACATCTCCAGAATTCACTCTTACTGTGATTGTGTGTAACATCAGTTGGGTCTCCTGAATTACAGTTTACGTCTCCTCCATATGCACACCGTGGATTCCAAAATCTTACATTACAAATCATTCCGCATGATGAGCCGTAATCTGTAAAACAAAATCCATTTGCTCGGAAACAACAGTAAGGTTGTGAACTTCCGTTACAAAAAGTCATGCCGCCTGCTCCGCCTTGTGAACATATGCAAAAACATGTGCTATTCCCTGTTGGTCCACTTAATGTACCATTTGGCGAACATACTGTAATACAACTTGCTTGACTACATCCTTTAAAGCATAAATTATCATTAGAGCAAGATGCTCCTACAAACCCTCTAAGCCAAGTTGCGCCGTCAACTGTTACAGTACGTCTTGCATAAGCAGGTGGGTTGCCGGGAATACCTGCTCCGCAACAACACATTTTGCCGCTACTTCCTGCAGCACCCCAAACCTCAATCACTGCTGTTCCTGCACCCGGAAAATTATAGCATACGTTTTGTGTTGCTTGTATCCCGCCTTCAGTTAAACCTCCACTTTGAGTAAAAGTAGTTACTATACCTTTTTCTAAATTAGTTTCACTTACGAAAGGACTTGTTTTACCTGATAATATGTTTGATAGTACTGCCATTATTTTTTCCTATTTAAATGTAATCCTTACTGCTCCTGCGCCGCCGCGCCATCCGTGATTTCTAACACTTGAACAAGGAGTCGCAATTGGACCGCCTATGCCATGTGGCACCATATGAGTTGCTGCTGTATTACACTCATAACATCCGCACATTCTACCAGCTCCCCAACAAAAACTTCCAGGAAGTCCAACTGACGGTGCTTTATTATGAGCGTTCAACGCATATATAAACTGTTTCATTCCAACACCTGAAGGTCTATCAATTGTGTGTCCACAGTGCATAGTATACCCTACTAAACCACCGCATTCTGATACATAACCTGGTGGTACAGCATTTGTTCCGTACATATGACACTGACAGCAAGGATTACAATGGGATAGTGCTATACATGAGAACTGTGGTGAAATATTTACATCTCCACCGGTTGCTGTTGCCATTTCGCCTGCTTTGTAATTACATACAATTCCGCAACCACTGCTGCCGCCGCTGAAGCCGCCAGCTACAGTTGCAAAGTTTTGCCCTGGGTAACCACATGCTGTTGCACAACAAAACATTGAGCCGCCGCTTACACAAAATGCTTCTCCGCCTCTGCCGCCTCCAGCACACATTGTTCCGTTACCTTGTGCTCCGCCAGTAATCCAACATACACATGTTGGCTGACTAATGCCTTTAACACAAAGTCCGTCGTTGACACAAGATTCTCCAATATTCATACATATTGTTTCATTTTGCGACATTACTATAGTTTTCTTTGCATACGCTCCTGGATTGCCTGGCATAGCAAATCCGCAACAGCACATTTTACCCACAGATCCGCCGGCACCCCAAATTTCGACAATGGCCGTGCCGTTTGTCGGTGCTGTCCATGTATTACATTGGTTACATGGTCCGTGTGTATTGTTATTATAGTTTTGCAGTGTGAAGTAATAGATTTGACCTTTTTCAAGGTTCGTCTCATTTCCGCCGCCTGTGCCTAATCTAGACTGTACTATTGTTGATAATGATGCCATATCTAATATTCCTTAAGAGCTTGTAATTACCCAACCATATGTTGCGCCTGTGTATAATAAGGTTATAACTGCACCGTCAACGTCTGCTACTAGATCTTCTGCTGCTCCGTTTATCAAAGAACTGTTTCTTCCTATTGTAACATTGTTACCGTTAAACCCGCCTGCTACATCAATGATTTGTATTTGATCGCCTACTAATAAACTTGTGTTTGTTGGCAGTGTAATTGTAAAAGCACCACCACTACTATCAGCAAGGATTCTATCATTAACAGTAGCACTAAAGGTTGTTGAAACTTCCCTAATAACTGGACTTGCAGTACCTGTTGTTGTTATGTATCTACCCATTGTATTATTCCTTTGTTAATTGTATTTATGCCGTAGGCGTCTCGATACCAAAAGCAACTGCTGAAACATTTGATCCTGACGACCTTACAACTAATTTCTTTCCTGCATCAAGTACAATCCCTGTTCTTTCTAGCACACCTTTTGCTAGAAGTTCTACATCATATTCTATATACTCAGCATTTACCGGAGTATCAAGATCTGCTACTGCAATTCTTACTGATACAGCTGAGTTTCCTCTGTTGCAAATTGATACACTTGTTACTGCGAATGTATCAACCGGACACGTATATAATGTATTGTTTACGTCTCCTGTTAAGTCTGCAACTCCTAATCTACCTGTGGCCATTTTATTTTATCTCCATTTATTGCGTTAAAAAGTAGTTCATTGCTACGGGAACACCGTCTACACCTTTTTCGAAATTCATTTTTTGCACAACTGTAATTTCGTTACCGGTAGTAGTGGTAATTTCTTGTCCTGAAATTTGGACTTGTCCAGCTGTGATACTATTTACATTTAGCGTAGCTGCACCACCACCAATTTGTGATGTAATATATGTTCTAATAGCTTTTTGTGTTGGAACAATATTATCACTGTCTGCTGTAAAAGTACCGTCTGTGCTAAATTCATTAATTGTTGCTCCAGTACCACCTAATGCTAACTCACCTAACGTAAGTTCTTGTAGTCCTGACAAATTAAATGCATCAGCATTTAGTGTTGCAATACCAGTAGATTGTTCAACACTAAACAGTTCACCTACCCTAAAGTTACCATCTTGGTCTGTTGATGTATAGAAAACTCTACCACCGCCAAAGTTGTTTGTTTCTTTATCTGGATCCGGTGCAATTAAAGGATCTCCTGGATAGTTTGTATTTGCAAAATTACCAGTACCAATATCAAGGAAGTCGTGTCCTGTTAATCTTACTTGTGAATAACGTAATCTCATTGTTATTGTTTCATTATCACTAGGTGCCTGTGTAATTGTTACATCTGGTGCAACTTGTAATTGTGCTGTATAAGGTCCTGTTCCTTGTAAGTCTCTAACAGCAACAAGTTTAAATACCTCATTTGGCAAGTGGCCAAACACTAAGTTACTTCCTGCTTCTGGCACATCAGTCATGTTATCAATAATAAACTGTGACCCTACTTGGAATCTATCCATAAAGCCGTCACCAGTAACTTCTGCAGACGCTGTAGTAAATCCAGTACCTCTATTAGTCCATGTTGGTTGTGCAAGTACTCCGTCGGCTATTCTTGCCTGTACCGGAGCATCCACTGTATTATTTGGATCAACAATAGTTATACTTGGAGCACTAAGGTATCCTGAACCTGGATCGTAAATTGTAATAAGTTGTATCTTACCATCTTCGATTATTGGTCTTCCTTTTGCTCTGTCAGCATATGTAGCCGAAGGTGCATCGGCAAAATCTATATAAGGTTCAATTATGTAAGTTGTAGTTGCATCTAATGTAGTAAGTGGTGTTAGTCCTGTAAGATGATCCCAACCCGATGTACCATCACTTGCTTTTTCTATTTGTGCTATTTTAGTTCCGTCGTTGTAGCTAGTAATTCTACCATACTGACCTGCGCCTGCTCCTGCAATGATATATATTGCCATTCCTACATATTGAGAAGGTATACCAATATCTGTATTTGATAATGTGAGCGTTGTATTTGTTCCGCCTTGAGCTGTGTTTTGAGAAGTTAAATAACCTGCTCCTCCAAAATCCTCATTTGGATCTAACATTCTTACTTCAAAAACACCACCGTTTTTAACTACTGGTGTATTTACAACTGCGCCAAATCCTTCACCTATCACACTAAATGTTGTTCCACCTGGTGTATATGACTGTCCAGCGTTTAAGTATTCGAATGTTAAAATGTTATTACCATCTGTAAATGCTCTTTGTACTTGTGCTTCAAATGATTGGTTGTTTACGCTACCTGTGATCGGAGTTTCAGTAGTGTCGACACCTTCAGCAACAGTACCGTATTCACCATAAGATGAGTTACCGTTTGTAGCACGAATCTTACCACCGTTTTCTGCTAGATATCCGATATGTCCATAGTATGAGAACACAGATACAAGTTCTGTTCTACCTAAGTTTGTACACCAAACGCCTATGCCGTCTGATAAAATTTGTGTAAAATCGTTTGCAACAATTGAGTCATTACCGCCTGCATGTAGGTCACCATCTATCTTACAACCAATACACCCTGTACCAAATGTTGAAACGTTTTGTACGTACGGAGATTTATTTGTAATCCATGCTCTAGTATCATTTGTGCCCCAACCTGGATCAAGTGATACGTAAGCACCTGCTGTAGGACGTTTTGTACCATAAGAGTTTGCAGCTCCTAGTGTTCCATTTAAGCCTACTACTGTACAGTTTCTTAAACCTGTACCGTTACGCATGTAGAACATATCTTCTAGTGTTGAACCATTCACTGCATTTACATAGTATCTACCTGCGTAAATGGCTTTATAGTTGGAAAAAGTCCTTACACCATACTGGGCAGCATCAATATATCTATTTACATCTCTTCTACATTTATCTTGATCATAGGTATATGCTGGATACGTATCTGCAATATATCCAATAATTTCTTCTACCAAAAATGTTCTATTTGCTTCTAGTACTTCTTCAGCATACGTGTATTCTGTAGCATATTCTGTAACTGCTCCACTAGATATGCCGGGGTCTGATCCAAGACCATTGATCTTAAAATTAACGTAATCATACAAGTCTTCTATAATATCTCTTGCTAAAGCACCAGCTACATTATTACCAGCTGGACGGCTTGTTACTTGTGTCTCTGCGTTACTTGTTGACTTTGTGATTGCAATGTTTTGTACAACATCTGATATAATTAACTGTAGTCTTGCAATTCCTGCCAAACTGTAAGTTGTATCTGAAGAATCTACAAAACTGCCTCCGGCTTTAATTCTTGTAGAACGTAATTCATCTCCAATTATTGCACACTGTTCGGGAACTATAATTGGAAGAACTTCCTCAAATTCTCCAGTCTTTACAAAGATTGAATCGTTTGCTTTAACTTGTACTGGAACACTTGTGGTATTACCTGCTGTAATAGCATCTGTAATAATATTAACTAAACTTTCTAAAGTTGTTTGTGCATCTGCTTCTTCTGTTAAAGTATTATCTATAACTTGTGTAATAGTACCATACGTTGTTGCTGGTGCAACATTTGAAAGTACAGCATCTGCAAAGGTCTTGATTAAATTTATACCATCTGCAGCTTGAGCTTGTGTAGCTGTAGCATATGTATATGTTGTACCTGCAGTGTCAAAATATGTAAGAGCTACAGCTCTTGTTCTAGCATTACCACCATGCGATAAATCCCATATTAGAGCATCTAAGATTTTAGCTGTATCTTCTTCAAAAGTTGCAACGCCTGCTAAACTGTATGTAGCAGTCATATATGCTTGTATCTCGTCTTGTATGTATGCTCTATTTTTAAATAATAATCTCTTTGCGTTATATCTGAGTGCGCCTTGCTCAACCTGTTCTGCAGCATAACGTACAGTTTTCCAAGGCTGATCAAGTGTTGAACCATATATTGGCGCTGGCTGATCAACTCCGCTTGGTGCTACATAGTACACATGATTTAACGCACCAACGTAGGACCACTCTGGTCTAGTACCTGCTGAGTTTACAACTAAAACCTGTCCAGCTGTTCCCACAGGCAATCTTGTAGGACCTGCACCATCATAGTATATCATGTCGCCTTGTGTAGTAATTACACTTGTTTCAGGACCTCCGGATACTAGATTCCAATATGTTCCGCTTATGTCTTGATCTGGTCTGTTTTGTAAAGTTACTTCATCTGAAGTGTGTGCAAGAACACAAACATAACTACTGTCGCTGTAACGTACAGTATCGCCTGCATCATAAAGCGTTGCATCAGTCCATGCCGCTTTCCAATAAATGCCGCTATTAAGTCTAGCCCAATAAGTGGCATTAGGTGGACGTTGTGCAGTTTCGTGGCTTGTAATACAAAGATAAGTATATCCACCGAGTGTAACTACATCACCAACTTCATAATCTTGATTAGTACTATCGTCTCCGTAGTCTCCTCTAAAATTAAAACCTGTTGAAAATAAGTTCCAATCGTCTGGTGATTCTGTTGGTTTATTTCCTGTATTATTTCTTATAGCGGCATAAATGTATCCACCGTTAGTTACAAGATCTCCTGCTTCATAATTAGTTGTCGGAGACCATGTATCTTCAAATTCTAGCCCTTCTACAAATTGTGCCCAATTTGATTGATCTGCTTCTATATTTGTAGTGCTTGTATGATAGGTAGTACAAATCCATATTCCGCCACCTGCTTTGACTAAATCATTTATTCTATATCTAGTTAGAGTTTGCCAATCACCTCTATACTCTATTCCTTTATGAAAGTAGTCCCAGTTACCTTGATCTGCTTCTAAGCCATCTCCTAATGTGGCTGCTGATGTATGACCAGTATTTGCAACATAAACTTGTCCGCCATACTTTACTAAATCATTTACTCTATATCTTGTTGATACTTCCCAGTCACCAGTCCATTGTAAACCTTTTGAAAATGTATCCCATTTTGATTGATCTGGCTCAAGTCCTAGTGCGTTTGTTGATTGTGCTACGTGATCTTCTGTACAGATGTATAGTGTAGAATTGTATTTTACAATATCATTAATTTTATATCTTGCACCTGCAACCCAGTCTGATTTATAATCAAATCCCTCTCCATACAAGTCCCATTTAGCAATATCGTCTCTAACACCTGGGGTTGTTGTTCCTAAACCTTCTAATCCTTCGTCTACTGTAGCTGCACTTGTATGTGATGTATTTGCAATATATAATTGGCCACCGTATTTTACTACATCATTAACTCTATAGTATGTGTTTACAGTCCAGTCGCCAACAAAACTCTGTCCTTCGCTAAGTAAATTCCAATAATTACTTTCATCGTTTGCAAAATTTGATGAGCTTGTATGACCTGCTGTACAAACATATGTGTTTCCTCCGTTTCGGATTACATCATCTTTATAATATGTCGTAGCGGCAGACCATGTGTTTTTCCACACAAATCTTATTCTACCTAGTTTAAATTCTGCCATTGATCACTCCAAATGCTTGTATATTATATTTATCAATATTCATTATCTTATCCTGTAGACGTGTAAAACTGCACTGCTAGATAGTGCCCGTCAATACCTCCCCTTATGTCAACTACAGGAGGCACATTAATTTGTAGTCCTGATGTAGTTCCTATAGTGTTACTTGTGATTTCTACCTGTCCTGCAACTAATCTATTTGTAAGAGCGTTAGCACCACCGCCACTAATACGATTTTCTAAGTATGATTTAATTGCTCGTTGTGTTGGGACAATATTGTTAGAATTAGCAACAAACGTATCATCTTTAGAAAATTCTCTTATCACAACTTGGCTTCCGCCAACAATAATACCACCTAAGGCTAACTCTTCAAGTCCAGTTAAATCAAATTGATCAGCATTAATACTTACAATACCTGTAGACTGTTCAACTTCAAATAATTCGCCAACTCTAAAGTTACCATCTTGGTCAGTTGATGTATAAAATACTCTACCCCCACCTTCTGCATGAGTTTCATTAAATGGTTGTCTAGCATTTAGAGCATCTTCTCCTTCTAAGTACAGATCTGGGTATCTTGTTGTACTTACACTACCAGTACCAATGTCTAAGAAATCATGTCCTGTAAGTCTAATTTGACTGTAATTTTCTCTAATTACAAATTGTGTATTATGATCTGGCGATTCGTCTACATCTATCTTAGGTGTTATAGTTACTGTTAAATCAAAATTAGGTGCCGAACCGGATTGACTATCAACTCTTGTAATAGAATATTGTACATCATCTATGCCAGTAATTTCAAAGTTTGCACCAGGACCAGGTACATCTGAAACATTCTTTAGTACAACTTGAGATCCTGTTTGGAATCTATTTGTAAATCCATCACCTGTAATTGTTGGTATGACAGACACATAACCCAAGCCTCTATCTATAAATTTAGGCTGTGGTAGTACACCATCTTGAACACTGATATCAAAATTAGCTGTTATAGTTGCAGTATTATCTACTACAGTCATTCCAGGTGAACCTAGATATCCTGAACCAGGATCATATATAACAAACTTTTCAATTCTTGAGTTAGTAACTTTAGTCCTTATCAGAGGTTTAGTATAAACATCCACAAGTGTATGATCTACATCGTCTGACGGTATGTAAAATGCAGAACCTATATAAATTCCTTCACAATAATACTTGTTTGAACTAGGCATTGCAAATACCGAACTATCATCGCCAAATGTAAGTAAGTGGTCTCCACCTTTTGAATGTGCTAAGATATCTGTGCCATATCCTCCGTAGAAAATAAAGTTTCCTGCACCATAAACTGCATATTGATATTGATTATCAACAACAATACTAGGCCAGTATGTGGTTCCTTGTCCTGGAAGTGTGTATCTTGCTAGTTTTACATCTCCACTAGTGTTTTCATATAAGAAAACTATTTGATTTTGTCCAACTGCGATAGATCTAGTGCTTTCCCAATCATTAACAATATGATTTCCTACTAATATTGTCCCTGTCAATGGTAACACTGAAAATATTCTTACTGAGGTTGCTTGTCCTAATCCAGGTCCTGGACTTACTCCTCCTGCAAAAACCCAAAACTGTGTGCCTTCCCAAACTACTTTAGCAGACTCTCTATCTTGCATCAAGTATGGTGATGCAAAAGTTGTACCTTCATTTCCACTCCAGTGTAGAGAAGTTCCGCCTGCTACTGTTTTTGTAATAACAACTGCTCCGTCTCCATTACTTGCAACACTTTGTATTCCTGCTATAGCACCCGATGTCATTGCTTCAGTTGCAAATGTTGTACCGTTAACTGATGTAGATATATTTGCATCATTTTCATAAAAGATTACAAATCTAGTTCCAGACCACACTACACCTACTGCATTTCCTGAATATGTATGTGATACAGTATTCCACACAGTTCCGTTACTTGTTATAGCTGAATATTGAATTCTTGTTGTACCCTGGCCGTCTGTACCTACTCTTACAACATTTGTATCATTTTTTGCTACATATTTGTAAATTTCAGTCACTGCTCCTTGATTAGGATTACCAGCAGTTTCTGTTGTTGTAGGTGCTGGATTTGCAAAACTAGGTCTTGGTTCAATCTGATAACGAGTAGTTTCGTCAAGGGTTGACACAATAGGATAACCTGGACTTATGTGTTCCCATCCGTTACTTAAATCAGTTTCTCTACTTACTAGTACCTTTTTTGTTATTTCGTCAAAGCCAGTAATTTGAGCATACTGGCCTGCACCTTTACCACTTAAAATAACAATACGTTGACCTATGTATTCTGCAGCACTGCCTACATCTGCTTGTGCAATAGTAATAGAACCTGTATCTCCTGTTTGTGCATTGTTCACTACTTTAGTATAATTAATACCGCCAGGTGTAGTACTATCTCCAGGTGCTGTTACCCGTATTTTATCGATAGCACCTTGTCTAAATTCATTATATTCTGCTGTTGCATTTGCTCCACTACCTGCAATAGATACTGATGCTGTTGAATAATTTCTTCCTGCATTATCATAACCAAATGCCCATATTGCAGATTGATTAGCAGTATCTACAAAAAATTCCTCCACACCTGCTTCAAATGACTCGTTATTAATTTGTCCTGTGATAGCAGTTTCGTTGGCATCAACTCCTTCTGCTACTGAACCATACGTACCATAAGAATTATTTCCGTTGGTTGCACGTAACACTCCGCCATTTTCTGCAAGGTAACCTATGTGACAAAAATATGTAAACACAGAAACAAGTTCTGACCTTCCTCCATTTGTTGCCCAATAGCCTATACCATCATCAAGCACTTGTGTAAAATCGTTTGCAACAATCGAATCATTACCACTGTTGTGTAATGCTCCGTCAATTTTCATTCCTATACATCCTGTACCGAATGTAGTAACATTTTGTACATACGGAGATTTATTTATAATATGAACTGTTGCATCACTTGGTCCTGAGCCGGGATCTAAACTTACATATGCGCCGGCTGTAGGACGCTTAGTCAAATATTGATTTACATCGCCTAGTGTACCTGACAGTCCTTGTAATGTGCAGTTTCTTAAACCAGAACCGTTGTTCATATAAAACATATCAGATGTTTCATATCCAGCCGCTGGTTGTATATTTGTACTTCTTAATTCGTCTCCTACGACTGCACAGTTACGTGGAACTTTCATAGGTAGTACTTCTTGATAAAAACCTGTTTTAACAAGTAATGTTGTGTTAACATTGTCAGTATCTATATTTGAGGCTATATGCTCAAGTGCGTACTTAATTGTTCTAAATGGAGCTGCTTGTTGACTACCGTTGTTAGGACTGTCAACACCTTGAGGTGATACATAAAATACATTAGTAACTAGATCAAATGTACCCCATGCAGGATCTCCGCCAATTTGTTTTAGAGCCTGTCCTGGTGCTCCTAGAGCTAATCTATCTTTTGCATTAGACGAATTACCTACAATCAAATCTCCTGGGAAAGTTAATACAGCATCTGGATCACCCTGTATAAACACTGTCCACTCAGCAGTTCCTTGATCAGGTCTGTTTAGCGATGTAGGTGCATGTCGTGTTACACAAACATAAGAAGTGCTTTTCCATGTTACAATATCACCTATGTCATATTCTGCAACTGCATTTGTCCATCTGTTTTCAAAGTTAAATCCTTCAGCTACTACTTTCCAAGTATTAGTATCGCTGTCGGGATGTATGCCAGTAGCATCGGTAAGAGCTGTGTATAAGTATCCTCCTACTCTTACAACTTCTCCTGTTTTATAAACTTCATTAACATCGTAGTCACCAACAAGTTTGTAACCTCTAGTTAGTATTTCCCAGTCACCTGTGTTTTGAACAAGTCCGTTTGCACTAGGAATACTGTTTGCATTATTTGTAAGTGCAACATATGAATACCCTCCATACAATACAACATCACCTATGTTGTATTCTACTGCATTATTCCATACTTGTTCTTCTTGCAATCCTGGGACATATACTTCCCAGTTGCTTTCATCAACTCTTAAAACTCCGTTTGCTGTGTGACCAGTGATAGCTTTAAATAAGGTGCCTCCATATTTTACAACATCACCTACTTTATATCTTCCAGATGCAGAATGATCGCCTTTCCATTCTATTCCAACAGACTTGATTGCCCAATTTCCTTGGTCTTCTTCTAATCCTTCTACTGCAGAAAGGGCTGAAGTATGTGCTGTAGTACATATGTAAACTATTCCGCCGTACTTAACAACATCACCTAACTTATATCTAGTTGTAGGAGCCCAATCTCCTGTCCAGTCAAACGATTCGCTAACAA